TTATGTTGCAGGTGCTGGCGTTCCAAGTAAGGCGTGTTGCGCCGCAGCAAGTTCGTCCGATGTGTCCGCGCCGGGGAAAAGATGGCCGTAAACGTCTGCCGTGATGCTAATAGTCGCATGCCCCATACGTGACTGAACCATCTTTAATGGCAGCCCGAGGCCGCCGTCTTCTTTGCGGTTAATCATCCAAGACGCATAGAAGTGCCTGGCGCTGTGAAGGCCGGAATACTTCGCATCTAAGATGGCTTTGCCGTCATCATCCTTCTTGCCGGTATCGACGACCACACCGGCCCTGATCTGGGCAGCCATCCAACCACGACGGCGCATGTTTGCGAGACCTTCTACCGATCCAGCACCGGTGGGAAAGCAAAGGTTCAGCTTCCCCTTTGGACACACGTGCCGCCAGTCCTTCAAGGCATCAATGACAATTGGCGGAATCGGGATTGTACGTTCACCGGCTTCGGACTTCGGCGCTCCGATTTCATTAAATCTGTCGGCTCGCTGACTGACGTTCACTTCGCCTTTTTTCAGGTCTACATCATCCCATCGAAGACCGCGCAGTTCCGATGCGCGTAGGCCGGCGAAGATGGCGACAAGGAACAACGGGCGCCAACGCCCTTCAAGCGCACCGATAATCGACCGAATTTCGCCCGTCGTCGGAATATCGACGCCTACCTTCAATTTGCCCTTCTGACGCTTCTCTACACGCCTATCCGCTCCGCGCGTTCTGGTCTTGGACTTTTCACGCACCACATTGCGCACGACGAGTCCGCGGTCCTGCGCGTCGGCAAGAAGGGAGCCGAGGCTAACTAGAACCTTGCGCACCATTGCAGGCGACCGGCCTTCTTCCCGTAGCTTGTCTTCAAAAGCGCGGATGGATGCAATGTTGAGCTTGGAGAGCTTCGTTGCGCCGATGAATGGAACTATGTGCAAGTCGACGTGCTGCCGATATTGATTAGCTGTCGTGCGCTCAAGGCCGCGGGCGTCAACCGCCGCCAGCCATAGCTCGCCCGCCTTCTTGACGGTAACGCTTTCCGATTCCGCGACATGCACGCCTTGTCGAACTTCACCGCGTGCGGTCAGCAGAAAGTCGTCAGCGTCCTTCTTGCGTACGAATTGTTTGAAGCGGCGCTTGCCATCGCCATCCCGGTATTCGGCAAGCCACGCGATTTTTCCCGAAGGCAGGGTGCGTTTTCTAATAGCCATATGTGTTGCATACTCGACACGCGGAATATTTGCAACATATGAAAATGGTCAAACAAAAATGAAATCCATTAACGCTAATGGAGCAGACAACAGTTATAGTGGGCAGAAATTTCCGACAGACTCACGTCTGGTCCGAAGGACCGCAAAGCGGTCGAAGCCGGTCCTTGGGACCAACGCCCAACGAAAAGCCGCCACCGAACCCCGCGGCACCTTTCACACCAAACCACTACCACGCCAGACGTGCGCCTTCGCGCGCTGGTCAACACGAGGACATTATGCACGCTTCGAATGACAATTCGCTGGCGTCCGACCTTCTGGTGGGCGCAAAGGCAATATCAGAATTCTCGGGCTTCCCGGCCCGCACCATCTATCACCTCTGCGAAAAGGGCGTCTTCCCTCATTTTCGCGCTGGCGATCTTCTGTGCGCTCGCAAGTCGACAATCCTGCGCTGGGTATCTGATCAGGAAGGCGCGGCATGAAAATCACCGATTACAAACAGAACAAGGCGCGTGAAATCATCGAGGATGCCATGAGCCAGCTTATGACTTTGGGCATGAACAACGACAACGCTGCCGGGCTATTAGTCATTCAAGGCATTATCCGCGTTGAATCGATGGAAAAGCGCAAGTCATTTTCAGAAACGGTTGCTTCATTTGCAGAAGACGCTGAGGACGATGAATGAAAATAAGAAATATCCGCCTTATAGGCGAGCGCGACAGGCGAGAATTTCTCGTTCTCGCGCAGTTCAATATTGAGATTGTGCCGGGCGCTTTGCTGTACGATTTGCAGCTACATGAGGCCCCCGATGGCGGTTACTTCCTTTACACGCCGAAGAACGGTCGCGCGCCGACATCCAGTTTCTCACCTGAAGTCCGTAATCAAATCATCACGATAGCACGGGACGCCATTGAACATGCCAAATTCCGCAGCGCAGCCTGAAGAGAACGAAGGTCTGGAAGCCGCGATTGATCGGGCTTTCATGCCTTTTGCCGATAATGACAATGGCCGACATCCCCCGCTGCTGGTTGCGTATCGCCAACAAGAACTCGACAGTAACAACAATGGCATATGGTCACCGGATGGCTCTATGCTGCGTGGTGTCCGCATCGATGACAAGACCGGCGATCTCTATGTCCACACGAACGGCCAGATACTCTTCAAGTCGGCAGGGCAAATATACAATATTAAATGGGACCCGCTGCCGGTCATATGTCCTTGGATATGGCAGGGTGTTCCTGTGCCGCCACGACAATGGTTCATTCCTGATCTGGTTCCGATGAACACCGTTACCATCCTGAATGGTGACGGTGGCGTCGGCAAATCCCTATTGGCGCTTCAGCTTGCCGCCGCAGCGGCCATGTCCGTTGACACGCTCAATCTGGAACCGTGGGAAGGAAACGCCATTTATGTCGGTGCGGAAGATGATGACGGTGAATTTCACCGACGGTTGGCAGACATCGCCGTGAGCCTGGGCGGTGATATGTCGGACCTATACCGGCTTCGGGTTGTCCCGCTGGCGGATCGGGATGCGCTTCTTTGCACTTTCGACAAAGAAGGAAGGCTCAAGGAAACCGATCTATGGAAGCAAATCAAGCGGTTGGCCTACCACCGTCTTCCACGCCTTATCGTTTTAGATACGGCGGCTGATTTGTATGGCGGGGACGAAATAAAGCGCGGTCAGGTCCGGCAGTTCATAGCCATGCTGCGGAAAGTGGCAATAGAACTTGAATGCGCAATCATTTTGCTTGCCCATCCTTCGGTCCAAGGGATGCAGACAGGTTCCGGCTCCTCGGGTTCGACCGCATGGAATAATTCCGTGCGTAGCCGTCTTTATATGACCAAGGGCGGCCCTGATGACGATTCCGACCTTCGCATCTTGAAAACCATGAAGGCCAATTACGGCAAGACGGGCGATGAAATCAAGTTGCGCTGGAAGGACGGCGCATTCGTTCTTGATGACGGCAAGCCTTCTGCCGCGTCAGGGCTGATCCAAGCCCATCACGAGCAGGTGTTCTTGCGCCTGTTGTCCGAAATCAACAGAAGCGGCAGGCGAGTCGCGGAAACCAAGGGAACAAACTACGCCCCTGTCGTTCTGGAAAAAATGCCGGGTGCCGAGGGCATCAAGAAGAAAGACTTCGAGGCGGCCATGAACCGGCTTTTCACTGCCGGTGAAATCAAGGTCGAAAAGGTCGGCCCGCCTTCCAATCAGCGGAAGCAGTTGGTCGTCATAGCCGATGAAATCGCAGCGGGCAGAATGGAGGCGGATTAGCCTTCCACCATACCTTCGACCATCCTTCGACCATCTTCCACCATGCTCACCTACCACCCCCCCTTATACCCCCCTGTGGTGGTGGAACCACCCACCATGGTGGAAACATGGTGGAAGTTCCACACACCAAAACGAGGAGAAGAAAGAAATGTCTGACGTGATCCCACTGACCGAACAAATCAAAGCCATCCACCCGATGACAGGCAAGCCGTGCACCGTCGTCGGCGTAGATACAAGTTATGCTATGCCCCGGCTGATCATCATTAATCGTGGTCCGGGCGGTGTTTCTGCCGAAGTTGTCGATTCCGTCGAGAATGAAGAACCGCGGAGCGCAGCATGATGCTCATGCTCGAAATTGAGCCCGGCCGATTTGTGAACGAAATCGCGATAACGAGGCTGGGATTGAAGCCCATCGGCCGGAGCTATGAAACCGACAGCCAGGCTATGGATGCACCAACGCCACGGAAAAAGAAAAACGCAGCACCGAAGCCCGAAAAGACTCCGCCAGCGAAAGTTATCATGGACGCGACCTTTGACTTGCCGCGAGAGGAACCGCCTGCACCAAAAACGGCTGTTCGCGAATGGCTGGCCTCGATGATGAAGGGAGCGACAGTGACGAAAATTCCAACCGTACCGCAGCCAGAACCGCGAGGATGGAAACCGCGCGAAAGGCCGAAAGCGGCCAATGATAACGAACCGGCTATTCCAGTCTGCGAGGCGCTGATCCGAGACAAGCGCCCGGATGATGCTGCGATGATAAGGCGATACATCATGCTTGTTGATGTGGCAGGCTTGCCGCAGGAAGACGTTCAAGCTGAAGTTGGTCACCAGGGGATAGACATCGCCCGGCGCAGAAGCTTTGACGACAATGGCCGGATGCGGGACCATGGGGTGCGGGAGTCGAAGAAAGTTGCGATCTCGCGCGGTGTCCGCAATAGCGTTACAGCCGAAGACGTTCCTACCCGCACACAAGCCCCCGCAGTGCCGACGATAGGCGAGGATAGTATAATCGCCTATATGGATGCGAAGGCCATCCTAGGGCCGCTACGGGCCGCGCTGGGGCCATTGCTTGATGTGTTTGAGCTTGCGGCCCTGAGCGGCCTGACAATGACGCAGATCGGTGAGTATCGCGGGTTCAAGGGTAAGCAGGCAAGCGCCGCTGGAAAGATGGTGGTTTACATGGCCATCGACCATCTACGCGATGCGTGGAACCGGGATAGCAGGCTGGCAGCGGTGCAGGCCCGGCAAGCCAATGATGCCGTGCTAAAGGCTGGCGACATGCGTGATGCGGCGAATGTCTTATATTTCGGCAAGGACATAACCAAGAGGCCGGGAACGATCTATGGCAGGTCGAAGGCGGCTTAATAAGTATGGGTGCCCATACTTATTCCCGTGCAATAAAAAAACATGCCGCGTAGGTAGGTATTCCGCAATCTCGCAACCTATTACAGTGAAGGGGTTCAACCGCATAGCGGTTGCGGTGCACCCCAAACCGCATTTCGCGGTTATAGATGAAGACACATTTATTGGCTCGCTTCGGCGGGCCTTTTTTTTCGGCGCTGGAATATGCGGCCGAAATGGCGGGCCTTGCTAGTTCCCCGCCGCTCCATGTCGCGCCCACGGCATGGGGCAACCCATCCGCACTTGGTCGTGCGGTAGCAGCGCGGCAACGCGCTCGCCTGCCTGTCCGTATCCTCCTCGTTACGGGCGGGCGGGTTTTTTTATGCCCAAATCGAAAATTTTCATCTGAAAAGGCAGACCATGAACAACTGGACTTTGCGGGATATTACCGCTGAGGCGGCTGCGGCTGCCTGTCGAATGCCAGCCGAAACGCTGGCCACTTGGACGCATCGATATAAAGCGCCCAGCGGCAAGCGCCGGGGGTCTCGTCTTTATTCATTACAAGACCTCACAATCTTGCAGACCGCTCGTCGGCTCTTATCGCCGGGCATTCTGGCAAAGACCGCGCTGGATATAGCCGCGCCCCTTTTGGATGATCCGCCGGGTTATGACGCCACGCTGTTTGTGACCGACGATACGGCTTTCATCAGCAGCCGCGACGATTTTCCTGAGTGCAACTTCACGGCCATCAACGTCGGCTGGGTTGCGCACGATCTTTCTAAACGATTGGAGGCTGCCAATGGACAGACGGCCTGATGACCTGGAGCGTCGCATAGATGCCGCGATGGCTCGCTTCGGAATGAACCAGACATGCAAAACCGTCGCACGCCGTAGGCAATGGCACGATCGGGCTTGGCAAGAGGCCACGCGGCAGCAGCGAGCGACAGGAATGCGCGGTCTCATCGGATTGCTGCATCGATCCAATATAGCGGCTTCGCTGGTCGAAAAATACGAACAGGAATATCAGGAGTCCGCCAATGTGGCCGTTCTCAACTAAATCCGCGCCCGTCGAAGAAACGAAGGCCGAAAGCGGCATTGTCACCCCGGAGACATGGCTTGTAGCGCATTTCGGTGGCGGACCTGACGACATCGCCGTCACGGCACACGCCGCATTGCAAGTGCCTGCCGTCGCCAGCGCTGTCCGCCTCATAAGCGAAGCTGCGGCCAGTCTGGACGTTCGTGTGCAGCGCAAGGTCGGCGGCGTTTGGAAAGACTTGCCGAACCATCCTGCCGTGAAGCTTCTGAATAATGAGGCCAACGATTGGACGTCGGGTTTCGAACTGACCCGTGGATTACTTATTGAAACGCTCACCAGCGATCCTGGAGGTTTCGCGCTCGTCACGCGGTCAAGCGATAACCGACCTATTGCCATTCGGAAATACAAACCGGGTATGATCCAGGTCGAGTTTTCCGCGGAAGGTGATGGCCAGCCTCTTTATAAAAAGAACGGAAAGGCACTGCGATCAAGCGATGTCATTCACATTCGCAACGCCTTTAGCCGTGCGCCGATTAGCCATGCCTGCGAAGCAATCGCCTTCGCTAGAGGGTTGCAGTCGTATGGCAAGAACCTTTTCCAAAACGGTGCCCGACCGGGCGGACTTCTGAAAACCACGAAGCCGATAGGCGACAAGGGCGTCGAGGCGATGCTTAAAGGCTGGGCGGCGGTTTTTGGAGGCGGGCAGAACGCCGGCAAGACCCCTGTCTTATGGGATGGCACGGATTATGTGCAACTCGGTCTTTCATCGACTGACGCGCAGTATCTGGAAAATCGCCGGTTTCAGAATGAGGAAATTGCCCGCGCCTTCCGCGTCCCGCCGACTATGATTTTCGATCTTGAACGGGGCACATGGGGCAACGCTGAACAAATGGGGCGGGAGTTCCTGACGTATTGCCTTGAGCCGTGGCTGCGCGAACTTGAGGGCGCGTATGGGCGGGCATTACTGACCGATGACGAGCGCCGCAATCATCGAATTTCTTTCGACCGCGACGACCTTACCCGCGCCGATCTAACGGCACGCGCGACGGCAATTTCAAGCTTCATGCAGGCCAAGGCCATCAGCGCCAATGAGGCTCGCCAGTGGATTGACCTCCCGCCACGTGAGGGCGGCGACGTCTATGAAAATCCGGCCATCACGGTTCCGGATAAAGCGCCAACGGCAGAAACAAAGCCAGCGGCAAACTCAAGCAAACCGGAGTAACCAAACTTGGTTTCACTGAAACGAGAATACAATGGTGAGGAAAAAACCTTTACCGTTGCCGATCCCCTATTGTTCGAAGTTCTGACGCCTAATCGTTCGACTTATGCATTTCTGCAAAAGTTTACGGCAGGGCTTTGGTCGACTGCTGACGTTGCATTCGTGCTTTCGTATGCCCTGCATGGCCCGTCGAAACAGATCTTGTCCTATTGGCCCATTTTCCGGCGAGCGGCTATAGAGACCGGGTCGCATGGGATGATGAGCACGCTACGCTACACTCCCCATCCTGACGTGGTCGCCACTGTTTCAAAGGCACCGGGCGACTTTGCTCCCATCGCCGTCGATATCCTCACCGAGCTGGTTTTCGGCGAAGGCGCATCTATGGAGGCAGACGATGAGTAACACGCTTGCAGCGGTGGAACTCGACGTCAAGTCGGTGCAGGAGGATGGCACGTTCTCCGGCTACGCGGCTGTCTTTGGCACTAAGGACTCGGGCGGTGACATCATCCGCAAGGGCGCTTTTGCCGCTTCGCTTGCTGCCGTTCCAGCGGCTCGCGTGAAGCTTCTTTGGCAGCATGTTCGCGATGAACCTATCGGCGTGTGGACGTCTTTCACCGAAGACGACCACGGGCTCAAAGCCGAGGGCCGCCTGATTCTTGAAACGGCGCGTGGTCGTGAAGCTCATGCGCTGATGAAGGCCGGGGCACTGGACGGCCTGTCCATCGGCTTTCGCACGGTGAGAGCATCACAGGACAGCACTAAACAGGCCCGCATCCTCGAAGAAGTTGCGCTCAAGGAAGTGTCGCTGGTGACCTTCCCTATGCACCCAGACGCCACCGTCTCCAACGTTAAATCCGACAACGAAACCATTGCCGCCATCCGTGCGGCCACTCAGGCAATTAAGGAAATCTAATGACTGCTATTCTCAAACTGGAAACGAAGTCCGAATCCGAAATCGACGTTAAGGCTGCACTGGTTGACCTCACGAATGAGGTGAAAGCCAAGGCCGAAAACGACAATAAGCTGGTTGATCGTCTCGACAAGCTTGAAGCCAAGTTCGCGCACGCCAACGATAACAGCGCCACCGACACGAAGTCTGCCGGCGAGCAGCTTGTCGAAACAGACGCATTCAAGGAATGGGCGGTTTCCGGCAAAAAGGGCTCAGCCGACATTGAGCTCAAGGCGATCACTACCGGCAGTGCGACGGTCGGCACCGGCACTGATGGCAGCACTTCGCTCGTACCAAGCCACCACGTGCCTGGCATTATCGCACCGGCAATTCGACCGCTGACCATCCGCGCACTGCTTGCGCAGGGTTCCACGACCAGCGGTGTGATTCAGTATGTCCGCGAAACGGGCTTCACCAACAACGCCGCTCCGGTTGCGGAAGGCGCTGCCAAGCCTTACAGCGACATCACCTTTGATCAGGAAACCGAAAACGTTCGCGTCATCGCGCACCTGTTCAAAGCGAGCCGTCAGGTGCTTGAGGACAGCGCGCAGCTTGCCAGTTACATCGATACCCGCGCTCGCGATGGCCTTGCGGACGTTGAGGAAGCCCAGCTTCTCAATGGCAATGCAACCGGCCAGAACCTTAACGGTCTGATCCCGAACGCCACCCCGTTCAACGCTGCGCTTGTTGCTGCCGATGACAACAAGGCCGATATCATCCGTCGTGCAATCCTACAGGTTCGCCTTGCCGAGTATCGCGCGGACGGAATTGTCATGCACCCCACGGACTGGGCCGATATCGAGGTTCTTAAAGAGACGACCGGTGGCTACATTTGGTCGAATCCGACGGTCAATAATGGGCAAAATCTTTGGGGCATCCCGGTCGTCGATACTACGGCCATGCCGGTCGGCAACTTCTTGGTCGGCGCGTTTGCCCGTGCTGCGCAGATCTTCGACCGCTGGCAGGCCCGCGTTGAAGTGTCGAACTCGAACGCGGACGACTTCGAGAAAAACCTTGTCACCATCCGCGCAGAGGAACGCCTTGCCCTGGCGATTTATCGCCCGGAAAGCTTCGTCTGCGGCCCGTTCGAAGTAACGCCATAACCAATCAGGCGGGGAAATTGGCGGGTTAGCTTCGGCCCGTAAGGCGTATTGAGGCCCGCCATCCTCCTGAAACCTCAATACGTCATGAGCACAATTGGAGGCCGCACGCGTGATGCTGCGGTCTCCTTTGTTTTAAGGAGACCCTGAATGGTCAACCGCATAACCTCATGTGGCTGCTCGGTGCCGAAGGGCACTAAGTGTATCCACGAGCGGGCGCGCGTTACGGCACGGCAGAAGGCGAATGATGAGCAACGCGGTAGTTCTGCCAGTCGTGGTTACACGAAGGAATGGTGGCGAGAATCCCATGCATTCCTGAAGTCTTTGGGCAGCCCGCTATGTGCGTGCGGTTGCGGCCAGCCCGCTAACATGGTCGATCACATCATAGCGCCGAAAGGAAACATGGCGCTGTTTTGGGACCGCACCAATTGGCAGCCATACAATCAGTTGTGCAATCGCCGGAAGAACATCAAACATGAGGGCGGTTTCGGTAGGAAGCCTATATCAGACGAGGCCCTGTCGCGTGCTCGACCAAAGCTAAGTAAGTCGCGCATCCCCGTGCACATCGTCTGTGGTGCGCCCGGCAGCGGCAAGTCAACCTTCGTTGAGCGCAATGCGGGGCCGGATGATATCCGCATAGACCTCGATGTCATCCGCGCCGAACTGGCTGGCACGTCGATCCACCAAGCCAATGCGACATACACCCGTCAGGCGCTTGATAGACGCAACGAAATGCTACGCGGCTTGGCAACATCTAATGCCCCAGCAGCATGGTTCATTGTTGCGGCTCCGACGATGGAGGAGCGTCGATGGTGGCAGCAGCAGCTTGGCGGCACGATCCATCTCATGAACACCGACCTTGACGAATGCAAGAGACGCATCACGGCAGATCATCGCCGTGAAGGTCAGCATAACCGCATGATCCAGCTCGCCGAGGACTGGTTTGCCAAGGCGAACGGCTAGACCGGGGGTGGTTTCGAACTTTCTCCGTTCAGACGGAGACCACCCGCGCCCCACAATTCACATTTCTCCCTAATTGGGAATTTCATCCTTTCATAATAGGAATAAAAACCATGGCAATTGTCGATTTGGCCGCCATGAAGGCCGAGCTTGGCATCACGGATTCAGTCGATGATGCCCTTATTTCTTCAAAAATCGCTGCCGCGCAGGCGCATCTCGAAGCGCTTCTCGGATTTGAGATCGAGCCGCAATACCCGGACGGCGCACCCGCTGACCTTATTGGCGCCGTCAAGATGTTGGCTGCCGGTTGGTATGAAAACCGTGAGTCTACGCTGGTCGGATTGTCCGGAATGGAGACTCCGCATGGCGTCTGGGAAATCGTCAATAACCGCCGCAATTATTGGGGGGTGAGCAATGGCGCGTAAACGTGATTTGCAGGGCCTGATTGATGCCTTGAACTCTATCCCGAAAGCCGTGCGTGCCAAGATCGATCCCGCCATTGAAAAGGGTGCCGATGAAATGGTTGCGAGAATGCGGCTGCTCGTGCCGGACGATCCTAAAACGAGCGGCAAAGACCTGAAGGCCAGCATCAAGAAGATTGATTCCGGCGTGCCGATGGCGATCCGTGTTCAGGCCGTTGACGAGAACCCTGACGACGGTTTCGACGTCGCTTTGGGCCAAGAATACGGAACTGAGAAGATGAATGCGCAGCCCTTCTTTTGGCCGTCCGTCAGCACCACGAAAAAGCGTGTCCGTCGTCGCATCGACCGGGCGATTTCCAAGGCCGTTGGGGAGGCTTTTAAGAAATGAACATTGAAATTACTCGCATGAATAGCACTCACGTCACATGCGCACGCTCGACGATCGTGGCTGCATTCGACGCCCGCGTCGGAGATTTTAAAATTCACAATGCGCAGGTGCGCTTGAACCACGACAGCGGTGAATTGTTTGTCACACTACCGGGCAGGCAAAAAGGTGGGATTTCCTTGAGGTTTGGCGAATTGAGAAGCGCGATTGGTTCCGCTGCTCTCGCCGCATACGGGGAATTGGCCAATGTCTGAGCCCAGCCTTTCAGCCCAGAAGCTACTCGTCGACACGCTGCGCGCCCGACCTGGCATCACGGCGCTGGTGCCGGCCGCTAATATCTTCGACCGCAACACGCTGCCCGAGGCATTCCCTTGCATAATTATTGGCGAGGGACAGACCGTGGAAGACGACGCCGAATGCGTCATCGGAAGCGAAGTTTACATGACGCTGCACGTCTGGACGACCGAGCCCGGCATGGCGAATTGTAAGCTGATCGCAGGCGAGATTAGGCGGGCCGTCAAGAACCTGTCGGCTGTGGTCGAGGGTATCGCCTTGGACGCGTTCTTTCAGGATACCAATTTCATGCGCGGCACGACTGGCGATAACGCCCATGGCGTCGTCACCATCAAGTTTCTGGCAGAAGACACGGTGAACGTATGAGAGCGGGCAAGCTTGATAAAGTCATCACCCTGCAGCGCACGACTTACGTGGATGATGGCTATGGCGGGCAGATACCCGTCAACGAGGATTTCGCGACGATGCGCGCGCAGTTGGTGCAGGCCAATACAGAAGAATTCCTTCGCGCGTGGGGCGCTTCAGCGGAGACGGCCGTCATCTTCCGTACGAGATATCGCGCTGATTTGAACACGAAAGTGCGCGTCGTCTACGAAGGTGATGGCTATGACATCGTGGAATTGAAGCCCATCGGTCGTAACCGTGGCTGGGAACTGCGCTGCAAAGCAAGGCCGGGCTCATGAAGGGACGGAAAGCTGAAGTCAAGGCGGTGGACGGTGCGCTTAGCAAGGTTCCATCTGCCCCTGCCTGGCTGCCTAAGCATGCCAAGGCCGAGTGGCGGCGGGTTCTGCCGCAGCTTGTTGCTGACCGAAAGATCGCAGCGCATGAGCTTAGCACGGTGGAAGCTTATTGCCTTGCCGTGGCACGAACCCGCGAAGCCGAAGAAGCTCTTCAAAAGTACGGCCTGACCTTCGAGTCGGACAGTGGTCCGAAACGGCGGCCTGAAACCACCATTCTCAAAGAAAACATTGAAGCGGCCCGACGTCTAGCTGCAGAGTTAGGTCTGACGCCAGCTTCGCGCACCAAGAATAAAGGAGGCGCGCCGGGTGACGGAGAAGCTTCCGAATTTGGCGTGGATATTTGACGACAGCCCGATTCCCGATCCTCACGGCAAGGGCGAAGCTGCCGTCAAATTTATCCGTGCTCTAAAGCATCCAAAATCAGATCTGCCGGGACGGGCGTTCGTCCTTGATCGGTGGCAAGAGCGCATAGTGCGCAAGGTTTATGGTGATACCGCCGAGGACGGTACGCGGAAAATCCAAGAGCTTTTCCTGATGGTGGGGCGTGGCAACCGCAAGACAAGTCTTATGGCTGCCTGCCTCATGCTTCATCTGATCGGGCCGGAACGTGTTCCAATGTCTTCGGTCAGTAGCATTGCCAATGCCCGCGATCAGGCTGGCTTGACGTTTCGCGAAATGGCCGGGATATGCCGAGCAACGCCGCGCATAACGGAAGCGGTGCATATTCAGGACAGCGCCAAGCGTATCACATACACCAAGCACAACATTGTCTATGAGGCGCTTTCGTCCGACGCCAAGTCTGCACACGGTCGCTCTGACGTCGTGGTGTTTTGGGATGAAGGTCACTGCGAAACTAAGTTCGACCTTATTGAAGCAGCCGAAACGACGCTCAATAAGGGACAGAATACCCTTCTTCTTTCTGCATCGACTGCAGGCATCGGCCAGCTCGGGCCGTTCTATGCGAAATATGATCATGCGCGGAAAATCGTCGATGGCAGAATTCAGGATGAAACATTCCTGCCCATCTTGTTTGAAGCGCCGCGTGACGTCGATTTCAGAGACGAGGAATGGCTATTCGCCACCAATCCGGGCTTGCGGCACGGGTATCCGAATATCCGGAAGCTGCGGCGCTATATTGAGAAGTGCGAACATAGCCCGAGCGAACGCGAAAGCTTCAAGCGCCTTCACTTATCGGTATGGCTCGACGGTGCTGCCAATCCTGAATGGGATCTGGCGATTTGGGACGAAGGGCACGGCGACGTAGACTTAGAAATACTGCGAGGCCGCAAGGCTTGGATTGCCGCCGACTTGTCCAAGCGTATCGACCTCACGGCGGTGACGGCAACAATCGAACTGGACGACGACAAATATGCAATCCATTGCATGGGTTTCACCCCTGAGAGCCAGTTGCGCAAGAGGGCCGATAATGATTCCGCGCCTTATCCGCTTTGGGTGGAGCAAGGATGGCTGAAGGCTTGTCCAGGCGACATCGTCGACCGGCTCATTGTGGAAGATTACATTCGCTTTCTTTGTGAAATCTTCGACGTGCAAGAGTGCGTTTTTGACCGGGCACTGGCGCGGGAAATCATGGAGAACTTAGAGGCAAGCGGGTTCCCGGTTTCTGAGTTTCCTCAAACCCTGATGAACTTCGCCAAGCCGGTAGATACGTTTGAAGACATGTTCCTGAACCGCCGTCTTGTTCACGATTCTCCGCTTCTGCGCTGGGCCGTTGGCAATACGGTCATGATGCGTGACCAGAGCGACAACCGGCGTCCAGCCAAAAACAAGTCTGCCGACCGCATCGACCCTTGCGTGGCTGCCATCATGAGTACCGCTAGAGCCGAGCAAGGCGCATCTGGCCGTTCGTCCTATGACGACGCGCCTGAAGATTATGAATTCTTCTCAGCATAGGAGGCCAGATGGCCAATAACGAATCTCGGAAATTGATGGTCGATGTCGTCGCGCGCATCGACAAACTCGAGAAGGCAATGAAGCGCGGCGCGCAAGTTACTGACCAACAGATGGGCAAGGTGGAAAAGCGCGCGAAGACGATGGTGGTGCGGCTGGACAAACAGTTTTCCGACCTCGCGGCAAACTTCGGTAAGGGCTTCCTTGCTGGTCTGGGCGCACTGGGTGTCGGTGGTATTGCAGGCGCAATCCAGAACGTCGCCCGCAGCTTTGCGGATCTCGGCCGTGAGGCCAAAATGGCCGGTGTGGATGTCGAGGATTTCCAGCGGTGGCGGTACGTTGCCGACCAGAACCGCATTGGCATCGACGCCCTGACCGACGGTTTCAAGGAGCTGTCCTTGCGTGCTTCAGAGTATGTAACGACCGCAGGTAAGTCAGGCAGCGCCGCCGACGCGTTCCGTCAATTGGGCCTTTCCCCGCAGGAGGTACAGGAGCGTATTAAAGACCCGTCGAAGTTCATGCTCGAGCTTATCGACCGCGTGCAGCGGCTAAAGAATACGGCGAAGGGCATTCAGATATTCGACGAACTTTTCGGCGGTCAGGGCGGTGAGCAATTTGTGCAGCTTATCGAGCAAGGCAGGCAGGGCATTTCTGCCACCCTCAAAGAAGCCGACGCTATGGGTGTTGTTTTCGATAAGGAGTGGATTGAAAAATCCGCGGAGATCGATCGGTCGTTCAACCGCCTGGCGACCACGATGGGCACGGCGGTCAAAGGCGCTATTGTTGAGGCTGCGACGGCCCTTGAAGGTTTTATTTCGTCATGGAACGCTCTGAATGAAAAAAGCGTGTCGGGCCTCAAGGCAGAGCTGGAAATTCTCAAGCAAGGCCGTGAACGATTAGCCACGACACAGCCAGCAGGTGGTCTTCAGGACACGATTGCCGGTGTCTTCGGCAAGGACCGCGAAAGCCAGCTTGCGGCAATTGCTGCCAAGGAAAAGGTAATCAACGACGAGCTCGAGCGCCGACAGGCTATTGTCCTTAAAACGGTCGAGATCGAAGGCGCACCCTACAAGCCTTTGGCCGCCCCGACATCTGGCAAATCCGATGCTGAAAAGGCCCGCGAGAAGGCAGCAAAACAGGCCGAGCGTGAGCGCAAAGCCGTCACCGACTTGATAAAAGAGCTGGAATTTGAAGCCAGCCTTGTAGGCAAGACCGCCGTCCAAAAAGAACAAATGATAGCCGTGAGGCATGCGGGGGCCGCCGCTACGGCTGTGGAAAAAGCTCAGATCGAGTCGCTGGTCGAAAGCACCTATCGTGCCAACGAAGCTCATGAGCGCCAGAAGGAAGCTCTACAGGAGCTCAATGACGCCGGGCGAGACTTCGCCGGTACGCTGGTCGATGGCTTGCTAGAGGGTGCCAAAGCGTCCGACGTGCTGTCCAACGCGCTGGGCCAACTGGCCGACCGCTTCTTGAACTCCGGCCTCGATGCTCTTTTTGGTGGCGGCGGCATCGGCGGGATATTCGGCAGTGTATTCGGCGGCGGGAAATCAGACCCGTGGGCGGGGCTTCGCGGCTTCGACAGCGGCGGCTATACCGGCGCGGGTGGTAAATACCAGCCAGCGGGCGTCGTTCACAAAGGCGAAGTTGTGTGGTCACAGAATGACGTTCGTCGTGCTGGCGGTGTCGGCACGGTCGAAGCCATGCGTCGCGGCCTTGCTGGTTACGACCGTGGCGGTGCCGTCAGCATACCTTCACTCTCAGCGCCGCGTATGCCGGACCTTTCGCGCATTACGAATAACAATAATAACACGACGACGAACAGCGCACCCGTGATCAACGTGACTGTGAATGGTGCCACCGGCAATGCGGAAGTGTCAGCAATGGTCAATCAGGGGCTGACAAAGGGGCTTGCAGAATGGCAGCGGACTCCGCAGTTCGCAATGTCAGTCGGGCGGGGCGTGCAAACTGCCCGCCAAAAAGGCTATATTAGGTAATGAGGCGCCCTTCGGGGCGTCTCACTTATCCGACTTGAAACAGGCCAGCTCAATGCGATTGCGGAAGGAATCAACCGCACGCGCTTGGTGTGTCTTGGTGCTATAGGCGGGCTGTTCGTATGCCTGAGTCACGATCTGGCGGCTGATGGAATCTTTCTCACCTTCAGCCGCAATTTCAATAACCCGGCTCATTGGGGTTTCCATCTGGCGCAACTGCATAATTTTAGCCGCGAGATCGCCCCAGCGTTTGCATACCTTATCGGCATTGGCGGTATTTTCCGCCTGCGCGACGCTGGTCGATAGCAAGACGGCTGCGATGAGAAATGCGTGCTTCATATTTACCCCCGAAAACGAGGATAATGTAGGATGGCGCTAAAGCGCGGACAAGTAGGTCAGTCCTTTACAATTATTCCGACGGCAGTTTCACCGAGAAATTCGATACCGGCCTTTTCAAGGGCGGCGCGGATGGCCTGAAGATTGTTTGCTATCGGGACCCTTCGACCCTTTTCGAAATCTCGCACGGTGGAAAGGCTTACGTTTGCCGCCTCGGCTAGCTGTGTCTGGGACCAATCTAATAGACCACGGGCGCCGCGAGATTGTTCAGGCGTAAGCATGGTGAACGCAATCCTAATATTTTTTGCTAACGTCAACGATTTTTGTTGACGGGCGCGTTTTTGATGATTATTCATAACATCAACGAAAAGCACTGACAACAACAGTTGCCAATCATAGTTAATACACCGTTACGAGGAGACCACAATGCCACGCAGCAACGCGCCGGCAGCCGGGAGAGGCTTGCCCAGACCTACATATGGAGACCTGGAAAGTCAGATGTGGGATGCGAAGAACGCGGTTGAAATCGCTGACCTTGCGACCGAAAGACTGCTTCCATCAATTGCGAAAATGTATCCGCAGTTCGCTGACGAGATCAGGATTGCAAACTATGCGCTGCGCAATGCGACAAACCAGATGAATGCGCTTGCTGAGGAAATTCTCGCGGGCATTCACGCTGAATTTGATGCTGAGAAGGCAGGTGCGGCATGACCACCGATCAGACGATATTCTACGACGTAAGCAACAACGTGTCGGAGGTTAAAGCCCTTGCAGATACGCTGGTCTATCTGGACACGGGCGACCGCGAATTATGTGAGCGCGCCTACCCTTATCTGATCCGTATCCTTGCCGACAAAATCCAAGAGCTCGACAAGGCGCATGACCAGTTAGAAACAGAGTTCCTCACGCTTCGGCGCAACCAGCGCCCGTCCTAA